TAAAAATTAAATTATTTATTTATTAAATCATTTAAAAAGTAATTTTTAAATGATTATATGAATGATTTAAATACAAATGGTTGTGTTTTTCTTAAATCCGTTTATAATAAAGAAAATATGAATAAAATATTAAATGATTTTATTGATTTTTATATAAGGAATAATATACAAGAAGATTTAAATAAAAGAGAAGATGTAACAAATCAAAATAGCTTTATAAACAATACATATAGTTTATTAAATTCTTATGAGAAAATGCAGTACTATTATTTACCAGTATTTGATAATCGCAAAGGACATGATAGAATTATAGATGTGGGAGTCATTGATATATTTAATATACATAAAATATTGGGGTCTATACAAGAAATTATAAATATTGATATTTTATTAAATATAATTCATAAATTAACAAATAAAGATTGGAAATTTCTAAGAATAAATTTACAAATAAATAATAATGTTAAAAATCCTAATCAATATCATTATTTGGATAAAGAAATTATTAAAGTAAGTATTTTATTAAATGATATATATGAAAATGATGGAGGATTAAGTTATATAAAAGGTAGTCATAGTAATAAGAAAATTTCTAATAATAATATACAAAATTTTTATGGAAGTTGTGGAGATGTATTTATTAGTTATCAAAATGGTTATCATAAAAGATTAAATCAACAAAATTCTATACATTATTTTTTAAATTTATTTTTTGAAAAAAAATAAATAAAATAAAATCAAATTAATATGTATTATGAAAGTTAAAAAAAATTATGAATTAAATATAAAAAATATATTATTTGTATTATTTGTATTATTTATTATAATAATTATTTTATATTTATTAAGTTTATTGTATTTAATATATAATAATTCAATACAAAATTTAATGAATGAAATAAAAAATAAAAAAATATTAATTGTTGGTAATGGTCCGAGTGCTTTAAATAAAGAAAGAATAAATTTAGATAATAAATATGATATAATTATTAGAATCAATAAAAAAAAAAATGAAAATAAATATAAAAAATGTATTGGTTCAAAAACAGATATTTATATTTATAATCCAATCAGATATTTACAAAAATTAGATAAAAATAATATAAATAAAAAAAAAATTATAATTTATAAAGGTATTATAGATATACTTATTTTTCCATTTGTATTTTTTTCTAATAGAATTTTAGGTTTTTATAATTCAAAATATAAAAATATTTATACTTATTATTTAAATTTTTTTGAATGTATATCAATAACAAATAATTCTTATACATATCCTACAACAGGTTTATCATTATTATATTTATTAAATAAATACAATATAAATTATGATTTAATTGGTTTTGATTCATTAATGAATAAAAATATGAAATATAAACATTATGATAATAGTTATCAATTAACAATTTTACATAATTTTAATAATGAATATGATTATTTTCAAAAAAATAAAAAAATGTTAATATAATATAAATTTTATTAGAATTTAAAAAATTCTAATAATAATATAAAAAATATAAAATTTAAAAATGAAAATATATATTTAATGGTATTTATTGTAATTGCAGCTATTGTCCATTGGTTTAGATGACATAGGAACTTTTGGGTATCTAACCATTTGACAAGATGGTTGATTAACTAAAGGGATAGTACAACTAGGTCCTTCGCATGGAAGACCATTATTTTTTTTGCAGCTTGGATTAGTACATTTTGGATCATACTTAGTGCAAGGACATAAAGAAGCTTTTCTTGTTTGTCCTCTTAAATCACTTTCTAAATCAACTAAATTTCCATTAAATAAAGAAACTCCATTTCCTCCTACACTTCCTAATTCAATTCTACATTTGGCAGTATTTTCATATTTACCAGTATAAAGAGAATATTCTAAAGGATCTGTTGATTGTTGAAGAGATTTTTTATAAGCACATTCATCGTATATTAATCTGTTTGAACTCATTGTATAATTAATATATAGAAATATTTTTTTTAATTAACAAATAATTAATTAATTATTTATTTAATTATTTATTTAATTATTTATTTAATTATTTATTTAATTTTATGAATAATTATTTTTTATAAATTATTTTTTTATTTAAAAAAATTCTTATAAATAATATCTTATTTAATAGTATATGAGTTTTAATAGACTTAAATATGATGATTGTGAAACGAAAGTTTATAATAAAGAATCTTCAGGACCAGGTAATTATATGATGAATACTCCAAAAGATTGTAAAATGTGTTGGAATGATAATCCTAGAGTTATTAATCAAAAAGGAGGTGATTCCTTTAATAGTCATGTTGATTGGAGATTTTATGCAGGACCAGTAGATGTTGAATCTGATTTACTTAATATTAATAGAAGATCCTCTTCATGTCCTTCAAATAAATATGCTCCTAATTGTTCTCCAACTGACTGCAATAATCAAGGTGAGCCATGTGGTACTGGAGTTGTAGAAAGTTGTTCTAATAATCTTAGAAATCCTTGGAATAGACCCAATGATGCTAATTTAACTAATTTTGAAAATTGTTATTTCGAAACAGAAGATACAAGATTAAGCAATCCAAATTCTAATTTAAGAGGAACAGGAATTAATAGATTTAATCCTTTATTATTCGACCCTCAAGAACAATGTATGTTTCCAGGTCAATATTTAACATCTACTAGAATTGTATTTAAAGATAATCATAGACCTTCTGTTGTTCAACCAAAAGTAAATGATATGAATCCTTATGAAAAACAAGAAAGATGTAATAAAATTGATGGAAATGTATGTGGTAATTTTACTAAACCATTATATCAATATGATGTTTGTGGTTAATAGTTATTTAATATAATTTTAAATAATGATTTTTTATTTTTTTTAATAATTTTTAAATTTAAAACAATTTTTGATTTAAAAATAAATTAATAAAAAAAAGTATAATGTCTGAATTAATAGAAAAAAGTGAAAATCCAAATGAAAGTGAAAATCCAAATGAAAGTGAAAATCTAAATCCAAATGAAAATCTAATTGAAAATAAAAATCTAAATCCAAATGAAAATTATAAAATGGACAATGGTATTTTTGATAATTATATTTTAAGTCATAAATTAAATTATTATGATAATTTTCATAATGAAGAATTAAATATTAATGACAAAATATTAAAAGGAATTTTTTCTTACGGTTTTGAAAGACCTTCGCCAATTCAAAGATTAGCAATTAAACCTTTAATGGATGGAAATGATATTGTTATTCAATCTCATTCAGGTACTGGTAAAACAGCTACTTTTTTGATTGGATTGTTATCAAGAATTAATGAAAATGAAAATGTTCCTCAATCAATTATTATTTCTAATACAAGAGAATTAGCATCACAAACTTTTAAAGTATTTGAATCAATTGGTTATTATACAAATATTAAATGCAAATTATGCATAGGTGGAGATATGCAATATAAATATACTTCATCAGAAATAAATGAACAATTAATTATTGGAACGCCTGGTAGATTATGTGATTTAATAAGTAAAAAAACAATAAATGCTGAAACTATTAAAATAATTGTAATTGATGAAGCAGATGATGTATTATCAACTGGATTTAGCAAACAAATAAAAAAAATATTTAATTATATACCTAAAGAAGCGCAAGTAGCATTGGTTAGTGCTACTATTCCACAAGAAATGTCAAGTTTATTTGATATTTTATTAAAACCTGATTATATAAGTATTTTGATTAAAGATGACCAATTAACATTAGATGGTATTATGCAATTTTACATTAATTTAGATGAACAATATAAAATAGATGCTATTATTGATTTATATCAATTTATTAATATTGGTCAAGGAATTATTTATTGTAATAGAAAAAATAAGGCTGATGAATTACAAGAAGTATTAATTTCAAGAGATTTTTCAGTAGGTGTTTTACATGGTGATATGATGCAAAAAGAAAGAGAATTAATTATGACTAATTTTAGAAATGGAAATACAAGAATTTTAATTACAACTGATATTTTATCAAGAGGAATTGATATTCAACAAGTTAGTATTGTTATTAATTTTGATATGCCTAAATATCCTCAAACATATATTCATAGAATTGGAAGAAGTGGAAGATATGGAAGGAAAGGTGTAGCTATTAATTTTGTTACAAGAAAAGAGAATAATATATTAAATTATATAAGAAAAATGTATAATACTGAAATTAAAGTATTTCCGGAAGATGTTAATTCTGTATTGAAAGAATTTTCATAAGAAAATATTTATTTAATTAATTATTTTAGTCATTAAAATGATAGTCATTAATATGGTAGTCATTAATATGATAGTTAATAATATTTATAAAAATATAAATATTATTTATGTTTTTATTTTATTATTCATTTTAGGATTATTTATATTCATAAATAATTTTGGATTTGGATTTGGAATTATTAATCAAAATAAAATTATTGAAAGTTATAATAATCAAATCATATTTTATAAAAAACAAAATTTATATGATTTACTAAAAAAAGATGAAGATCATTATTTTAAATCATTTAGTACTACTGATTTAAAAGTTAGAAAAATAAATGAAATAAATGATTATTATAAAATATTAGAAGAAAGTTTATGTGATCCTGATGAAAAAACAATAAATAAAGTAAAAGATTATATATTAGAAATTAAAAAAAGAATAAATTATTATATGAAAAATAATAGTATTTATGAATATGAATATGTAAATTTAAAAAAATTAAATGAAATTCCTTGGAAAATAGGTTTTGTTTGTAATCAAAATTATGAAAACGGACTACCGCATACAAGAGGAAATATTATAATAATAAATAAAAATAGATTGATGTTAAATGGAAATATGAAAAATATGAAAACATTAATTCATGAACAAATTCATATATATCAGAAAATGTATCCATTAGATGTTGAATATTATTTAAAAAATAAAAATTTTACAAAAATAAAGAAAAAAACAAAATATGATAATATACGAGCAAATCCTGATTTAGATCATTATATTTATAAAGATAGTGAAAATAATGTTTATAAGGCAGTTTATAATATAAATCCTAGTTCTATTGAAGATATTGTTTATTATCCGCAAAATAAACAATTTTATGAACATCCTAATGAGAGAATGGCAATTGAATTTGAAACTATTTTAGATAAATAAAAAATTATAAAAGTTAAATTATAAAAGTTTAGTATATAAAATTATATTATTTACTTATTTATTAATAATTGAATACATTATGGAATTATTTTTAGTACATAATGAATGGAATGATTTATGTATATTAGAAAATAATATTATTAAAAGAAAGAATATAAATACTGAAAAAGGTTATTATTATTATGATAATGAATTATTAGTTGTTAAATGGGATTATTGGAATGATTTAAATAAATTTGAAAAATTTGAAAATTATTATATTGATATTAAATTTAATTGTAAAATAAATAGTGTTTTTATTTATGATAAATTAATAAATAAAAATATTAAATATTTATTAATTAATGAAAATATTATTGAGATAAATGAATTTAATTCTAAAAAAAAACGTAATAAATATTTAATTAATAAAAAAAATTATTTAATTATTCAAGATAATAATAATGAAATTATCGATATTTTTAGTAAGAAAAATGATATATATTTTAATATTAAATATATAAATAACTTAAATAATGAAGTAAATGAAGTAGATGAATCTAATGAAGCAAATAAAGTAAATGAAGCAAATAAAGTAAATGAAGCAAATGAAGTAAATGAAGCAAATGAAGTAAATGAAGTAAATGAAGTAGATAAATCTAATATTTTTAATAAATCGAATGAATATAATAAAAAA